TACCTGTCTTCTTAGTTCCTTCTAGCTCACGTTCTTTTTTAGATAGTTCTCCATTGGTATCTGTACCTGGAGGTCCTAACTCAACGTCACTGTAGAAACCATTGACTTGTTGTTTTCTTAATTCGTTCTCTGAAATTTTCACGGTATGAATAACTGCTTCCGCATCGTCTAATGAGGTAGCTGTATACGGTACAATTAATTCATCCGCTGGTACAAACTTCGATACCACTCTTCCAAGTGGTACGTCGTAGTAAACTTTTTTAAATGTAGAACCTGCAAGTGGTAAATGAAATAACATAGAATCAAATTCAGATTCGTATTCTTTCATCGTGTCCATGATTAAATAATTCATGTAATCTTTAACACGACTTGCTTGTTGTTCTGTCTGTGGGTTTTTAATTCCTATAACTTGTGTTCTAACTGGACCATCAGCAGGTAATAATTCTTTGTAAGCTTGAGCTTGGAATTGTGTTACTGCTTCTGCTAGAACTGGGTGTGTTGCACCACTTGCTCCTTGAAACGGTTCAGTTCTGTTTTCGTATTTAAATCCTAAAAGATCAAGACCGCTTGTGTAAGCGCTTTCCCATTCTTTTCTAGAAGATTTATAATCCATATAGTTTTGAACCATCTCATTTCCGATTGGTTCAACTGCTTCTTCTGGTAAAATATCTGCTAGGTTATCAAAGTGTGACTCTGAACCTGGAGTGTTTATTGCACCCGGATCATAATCGATAGTTGCTCCGCCATCCTCTTCAGGTATGACTTCAACTGGTCCTTTTAATTCTTCTATGTTTTCGTCCTGAACAGCAACTTCTTGCAATTCCTCTTCTGAAGGAATTTCAATTTGACTACGTGTGTTCGGGAGTCCTTTATCTATATCTGCCATTTATTACTCCTATATCTTCTTAACATTATTATATACATAAGGCAACCCATGAGGTGTTGGCCCTGATTCTGGTGGAATGGTCTTAGTTAGGCTTGCTATGCCTCCTTTTGAATAATAATTTTCATAATATTCTTCCATTTGATCGGGCCTCATAGTTGTACCCATAACAGGATGGTAGTTTTGTTTTACAATATTCATATCAAGTTCACGTTGATCTTTTTGTTCTTGGCTCATTGCTGATAGTTTTGCAGCATCTGATGTTGGTTTAAAAAAATCTCCTATAAAAGGAATTTTTTGTGCTGCTCTTACATAAGGTCTTGTAGCCATAGAAAAATCAATATCCATATTTATTCCAGGAATTAATGAGGTAGGTACACTTAGTCCAGTCTCCATTAAATTTTGTGGTAAATAACTTTTTATTGGATCAAAAAAAGCTGCTGTAAAATCACTACCGATTTTACCTTGATTTGGATACACTTGATTTTTTTTAACATCTACAACTTTATTATATTGTTTACGAGCAAGATATTCAACAGCACTATTGTAATCTTGAAATAAAGTATCAAAGTTTTCGGAAGATCTTAATTTAGTTGCTTGAATTTTATATTGACTTTCTAAATCAGCAATATTTTTTTCTTGTTGTTCAATATTAAAAGTTCCTCCTAACGTGTCGCCAGTTTCTTCATTAAGAAATTTATTATCTTCTAATGATCTTTTTTCTTTCTCTATTTTTTTTTCAAGATCTAGTATAGTTTTTAATTCTTGAAACCCTGTAGTGTTAACACCGATTTCTTGTCCAGCATTTGTAAGGTCTGTCATTCTTGCTTGGTCAACCTCTCCAAATATACCAAAACTAGCATCTCTTTCTGCAATCTCTTTTGCCGTAGCGTGTGGTGTTCCTTTAGATATTTCGTTATTATAAGTTGCAAATGCAAAAGCTGCTTCAATCGCTGCTCCAATTGGTCCACCTAATGCTGTGAATGCTTTTCTAAATTGTTTAACACCTGGGATTCTTGCAATTTCTCTAGCTATGTCATCAATAGGTAATCCTGAGTTTAAAGCAATATTAACTTTTTTTGCAGCTTCTGGATTACTTTCTTTCAAAAGTTCTAGTGAAATATTTAATTGTTTTGTATCTATGGCATCAAATTTTTTATTAGATAATAATTTTTGAATATCAGTTCCTATTTCACCAAAAGTTCTGGTTTTACCAACTTCTGGAAACTCCAATGTTTGAGCAATGTTATCTCCTATTTGTTTTTTAACAAATTTAAGATAGTTTTTTCTTTCAGATAAAGGAGCGTTTCTTTCTATAAGACTTGCCCACTCTTTATTAAATTTTTTATTTGTAACCAATCCTAAGTTGTCATCCGCAAATGTTAATTGAACACTAAATGGATCAGATGCTACTCCCCCAATATGGTGCACATGAAATGTGTTTTGAGCTCTAAATGTTTTAGGAGGTTTATATTTATCTCCAAAATATGCTTTTTGAATATCTTCTTTTAAACCTGATTTAGCAATTTGATTTTTTATATTATATGGTTCAATAACACTATTATAACTAACACCTTCTAACTTACCTGAATCTAAATATTGTTTTAAATTATTGTAATTAAAAGTCTCACCTGTTTTAGTATCTAAAAATACTCTGGTTTTAAAATCATCATAACTAGCACCACTAGAATACTTTGGTCCTTCAATTAATTGTATTCTATCTCCTTCTTTAGAAGATCTTGTTATATCTTTCCAAAGATCATCGTAAGGTGTTCTTGATGAAGGTTCCATTTTATATTCTTTAAACTTTTTGTCTCTATATTTTTTATCTCTTTCCTTTGCTTTAATTCTATCTTCTTCTGTTTCAGTATCTTTTCTTTTTTTATACATAGCTGATTTTTCTTCAGCCGTGTATCGTTCAGCATAAGGTATAGATTTTTTTTGTTCGCCTTCTGGTAAATAAGATGATCTTGTTGTTATATCATTTTCATTTTTTATTTTTGTTAAAGTACTTTTATGAATATTGTACTTTGCTTTAATTTCTTTATCAGACATTGTTGGAGCGTCTTCTTTAATAGCTTCAATTAATTCTGTATTTTTTGTTAACTCTTTGCCACTAAATTGATTTTTTGGTTTAAAAAAATCTTTAAGAGGTTTACTTAATTTATATTCATCACCAGCTGTTCCTGAATCAATAGCATTTAATGCATTACTAACTGTTTGTTGTTTTAATCCAAGTTTTTTTGCTATTGAAACACTAGACTCACCCGCTTCTGTAAGTTCTATTAATTTTTGTCCATGAGATTTTACAACCGACTCACCTCTATAAAAACCAGGTCTCATATTATCAATTATCTTTCCACCGTCTGCTTTCATATTTTTTTTCAAGTATCTTGCTTTAAACTTCTCGTAGTTTGGTGCAGGGTAGCCTTCGAACTGTGCATCTCTTGTTGCTGTATCAAATGCAGATTGAATAGAACCTTCGCTAGGTTGATTAACATTAGATTGTCTAACGTTAGAATGTTTTACTGAAAGAGGTTTTAAATTTGTAGTGTCAACTCTAGGATTTGCTTTATTAAATCTGTTGATTGCTTCTATAGTTGTAACGTCACTTCTCTTAGGAGGAATAGGTATCTCGCTAGTACCAAGTTTTAATTTCTTTTTAAGTAGTTGGTTGTTAGATGTTAGATATTCAAATACATTTTTAAGTCTGTAAGGATTCATTATTCTCCTAACATATAGGCTAGGCCACCACTTGCATATTTGATTGATGGTGTTTTGTCATCTACTTCTTTTATAATCTCATCAACGTTAATTCCATCTTCATAATCAGGGTCGTTAAATTCATCTTTGTAGATTCTAGAATTAGATTCCGTAACTTCTTCATACTCATCAGGAGTCTTCATTGCTTTACCATCTTTACCTTTAACAACTTCACCTTTTTTAAGTTCCATAATTTCTACATTAGTTATCATTTCATCATTTTCTTTATTAATTTTTTTAATAATAGTGTCTCCAGATGTTACATCTTCTTCTAATAAGTATGTTGATTTACCATCTTTAGCATCTAATGTTTTTGCAATAGTTCTATCTGTTGTAGCTGTTGCATCATTTCCTAACATTTTAATTTTCTCTGCAAGCTTAAAGAAATACGGAGGAGGCATACTTGATGTAGTTTGCTGTGCAACTTCTTTTGCAACAGTTTTACCGGCTCCTTTACCAAAACTAAATATACCAGATTTTGCTGCACCAACACCTACTGTGCCAGCTCCCATAGCTTTTAAAATAAGTCTTCTCATTTTATCAACACTACCAGCTTTCAAACCAATACGTCCGCCATCTGCTACTGCAATACCATATCTTTTTTCCCTAAGTTTTTTCTTATGTTTTTCCATTTCATCTCTTAGCTGTCTATCTCCTTGAATCATTCCTTCATTCATTAAATAATTTTTATATGCTTCAAACTCTTTATCAGAGTTGGACATTTCAAAATCCGCTCCACCACCTTTTAGACCTGCACGTCCGCCACTTGCTGCTGCAAATATAGGTCCTTTTATATCCCTTATAACATCTTGTGTATTTATATCAGGATTGTTCTGTAGTTCTTGTATTTGATTATTACTATAACCAGCATCTTTTAATGTTTTTCTATCCATTAAATTTAATCCCATTGTATCTGCAGTAGGAGTAGTTGTAGCATCAGCCATTTTCATAATACCTGTATCATCATCTTCCGTAGGTATTAAAGAACTTTGATTTCCTATAAATTTATTGTAAAGCATCTTTCCACCTATATTTAAACCTAGACCTATGGGATCCATCTTATATAAATTATTTAAAAAAGAAGCTTCACTACCAACCTCTATTGCTTTTTTTATTTTTGATTCTGGAGGTTTTTGGTAATTACGCATAGCCTCTTTATGATTTACGTTTTGTGTAAAATTAGATTTATCTTCTGGACCACCTCCGACGGCAGCTGCACCAGGAGCGGTTCCAGAAACACTACCTTTTTTATTTCTACCCCCACCTTGATAACCTCTATCTGTTTTACCCATACTACCACCTCCGCCACGACCAATACGTCCGCCGTCAGCTTTCTTTTCACCAAATAGTTTTTCAGTATAGCTTGCTATCGTTTCATCTTTAAGGTCTGGATACTTTTGATAGAACTCATCCTTTTCTAATTCTATTATAAAATTTTTTAAGTTTTCTTCTTTCTGTTCTTCGTTCATAGCTTTTAATTTTTTTCTTATTTGATTATTTACAAGAGCTCCCGTAGCTGCAGGAATACCAACTTCTGCAAGAGGTAGATCCATAAACTTACCAGTCTCATTTGCATTTAATGTTTTATTTTTAACATTTTTTAAATAATCTTTACCTGCTTGTAATGGACTTTTTTTATTAAAGAAGTTTAATAGTTTTAATAATCCACCACCTTTACTTAAACCAACACGTCCACCTGTTGCAAAGTCTTCATCAGGTATATCTCTTTCAAAGATATGATCTTGAGTATCATCCATAATTTTTTTAACTTGGTTATCATCTAAGTTTGCATATCTACCTTTTTTACCTGCAACTAAATTTGCTTCTTTCATTGCATCCATTGGTTCCAAAGATTTTATTCTAGCAATTGAATCATCCACTAAATTAATTTTTATAGTTTTAATACCTTTTTTATTATTAGCATCAAGACGTGCTTTGATTGCTGCATCTGATTCATCGACAGTATCAAAATAACCTTCACCGAATTTTCTATCTACAAGATCTTGTACTATCTCTTCCTTACTCTTTGTATAATTTTGAAGTTCGTCTATTGGTTTTACTTCTTTACCACCCATGATCTTTGCACCATCAGAAATCTTGTTGCCTTCCATATCCATTACATCTGCTTTTTTCTTGCCTAATAACTGTTCTGTAATACCTTTACCTTCAGCGCTATCTGCTGGTATAACTCTCATGTTTGATTGATCAATATTGGCTAGAACATTTTTTACTTGTTCAGGTGACTTTAATGCATTGGGGTCTATACCATTCTGCATAAACTTTTCTGCTAGCATGTTAGCTTGAAACTCAATTTGTTTCTTATTAGGAAGAGTGGTAATTACTCCACTTCTTTTGCCTATCAATCCAAGAACAAATTTATAGATTGCATTCATTAATAATAATTCCTTTTACGTTCCTCACGTGGTTCATCTACGTAGTCTTCAGGGTGTTGTAATAACCCTGCTTGTCTAAAACGCATGATTGCTTGTGTAGTCGAGTCGACTAAGTCATCATGATCGCCATACGGAAATGCAGCGCATTCTTCAATGACGTCATCTGCAAATTTCTGTTCTGGTGCCCATATCATACCAGATTCAAACAAAGGTGCAACAGCATTTACACGTGAATGTTTATCATTTCCACGAGACGGTGTGAAGTTCACAACCGGTATATCCATCTGTCTAAGCTCGTATGTTAAAGGTAAACCTGATGCTTTTGCTTCAACAATAACAGATTCAGGTTGCCAATACTTATATTGTTCAAGGGCCAAGCGCCTTAGTTCAGGAAACTCGTATCGTCCTTTTATAGAATCAAGTAGCATAAGATTAGCTCCTGAGTCTTGATCAGGATAAAATACACCCCAAGTAGTAATAGCTGAGTAGTCTGCAGTTTCTTTTTTTAAAAATGCTGTATCATAAGATTGTATGACGTGATGTAATTCTGGTATCCAATCATGTTTCCAAGTTCTCCACCATTCTCGTTTTATAATTGCACCTTCATCACTTGTTGGATTTTGCATCCATTGCGCGTTCCATTTGCCCGTGGGCAGTGTTGCTTGGACCTTCTCTAACTCATCGAGTTTCCAATACTCAGGCCAAACTGGTTTTTGTTTCTTTGATCCATGGTCCAAGATTGCTGGAAATTCGACCACGTGCCACTGATCAGCTTTAGCTTCTTTTTGGTTACTAACTAATTTACCTGTTAAATCTTTATTAGACCAACGCGTCATAACCAATATAATTTTACCACCAGGTTGAAGTCTTTGTCTAGGTCCTGATGTGTACCATTCATAAGCAGACTCCATTGCAGTCGGACTCATTGCGTCTTGCTCAGAATGTGGATCGTCAATTATTAATAAGTCAGCACCCCGTCCGGTTATTGCACCGCCGACACCAGCTGCAAAAT